GCTCTTCCGATCTGTGCTATAGCTCCGCAAATGAGTGCGGCGAGAACATACGGGAAGCTTGTTGCTAATGTTAAAAAGAATGACGAGTTCTTATATCCACTTGACAGAGAGAACTCTGCCCTTCATTTCCATGGTGTAGCTGATACGGAAGGCGGTGTCCCCCATATTACTCGAGCAGAATATGCTCGCCAAGGAGACAGCATGGTCAACAAGAAATTTGAGGGTTATCCTCTAAATGGACAGAATGAACTCACTGGTCAATTCTTCTATAATGCTTATCGTATGAATGACGGGACCCGGGTTGATTCTCGTGGTATTGAGCTTCACCACAAATATCAGGATCTTGCGGCTGCCGAGGCTCCGTATACTTCCCGCTGTTGGATTGAGGTTCAGAAGGTAATGAGAATCACTGACGGAACTGTGGATTGTTATTACGCATAAATAGAGAGTCCCCAAAGTCCTCAAAGTCCTCAAAAAATAATAAAATAATTGTAATTTTTTAAAATACAAAAAGGAGACAGAGGTGTTCCAATAAATAATAAAAACACAAATATTTTATTTATTTTTGAGGACTTCGAGGACTTTGAGGTCAATAATTTATATTTTAATATATTTAATATATATATCAATGAGCGTATATGTTAAATCTGATAATAAAGGAAAAAAGAGAAGTGACACTCCAACTGCAGAATGTATCTGTGAATTTATCCATAAAATAATATCTGAAAAATATAGTCCGAAGATTATATTGGATCCTTGTTGTGGAGATAGGAGATTGACAAAGAGATTCGATTGTGATATAATCAATTATGAACTTAAAGAAGGTACAGACTTTTTAAAAGAAGAAAACCCAATCGAATGTGATATGGTTATTATGAATCCCCCATTTAATATTGGGACGGGGAGGAAGCTTTCAGTGGAAGTGTTTATGGATAAAGTGTTGAGCTTGGTTGACAATAATATTCCAATAATCATGATTTGCCCTATGGGTTTTAGATTAAATCAAAGAATAAAGTCAAAAAGGTGGAGAAATATGAGAGATAATTATCCACCAATATCCTCAATTATTTCACTTCCATTGGATATTTTCGAGGACACATTATATCATTCTGAAATATTATGTTTTAATTGTGATAAATTAAGTCCACATTATTTTTTGGATATTTAATAAGTTTATATTTAAATCTTTTTTTATATATATAATATAAATGACAACCAAAGAAAATCTAATTGAGAAGATCCAAAAATCAAGACCGAATGCGAAGGAGACCACAATCAAAATGTATGTATCGAACCTTATGAAATTAATGAAATTATTTGACGAGGATAATTTAAAATTCTTAAGTAATCCTGAAAAAATATCTGAAAAATTAAGTGATTTACATTATACAACACAGCGAAACTATTATAACTCGATTATTGTTTATTTAATGTCAGAATCAGAAAAACCGGAAGAAGATAAAACAATTAAAGAATATAATTCTTTAAGAGACGATTTAAATAAGAAATATGAAGAAGAACAAGCAACTGGAACGATTTCAGACAAACAAAAAGCAAACTTCGTTGATATTAGTGAAGTCAATAAAATGATTGAGACCATGGGACAAGAAATAAAAGATAAAAATATAAAAAAGAAAGAGGATTTAAGTGCAAAAGATAAAGCATTGCTTCAGGTGTATATTATTTATAATATTTACACTCGCATTCCGCTTCGCAATGATATCTCGGGAATGGAAGTGATTAATAAAAGAGCTTATAATAAGTTATCTGAATCAGAAAAGAAAGAGAAGAATTATTTGGTAATTAATAAGAATAAAATGTTTTTTGTATTAAACAAATTTAAGACTTCCTCAAAATATGAAGAGTTAAAGATAGATATTCCAAAGGATCTTGAGAAATTATTAAGGGTCTATATAAGAATCAATGGAATGGGTGTACTATTTAAATCAAGCACAGGGAAACCTTTATCAAGAAACGCATTATCACAATTATTGATAAAGACAAGCAAAAAATATATGGATAAATCAATCTCAACAACTATGTTGAGGAAGATATATTTATCGAGTAAATACTCAAAAGTAAAAGAAGAAATGGAAAAAGACGCAGCCGTAATGGGTCACAGTGTAGGAATGCAGCAGGCTGTTTATGTTAAGAAAGAGCAAGAAGGGACGGGTGATTAGCATATAGCCTATCGTCGAGAAGAGAAGAAGTCCAAGAAGCCTCCTCTTCTTCTTCTCTTTCCATAATCTTCCGAAGAGAAATTTCTTCCAAGATTTCTTCTGAACGACAGAGATCCACCACCTCGCCACTTGAGCAGGACGCCCATTCAGTCTTTTCGCCCAAAAGATTTAAGTCTCTAATAACTTTATTAAAGTTATTTTTATATCTATCGTCCCTTTTGCTGTTCATTCGGATATTGAGGATTTTGGAAATCATATCGAAGTTCAGTGTTGGATTATTCATTTTATTCTATATACTTTATTATAGAATTAAAACTTTAAATAAAAACGCATAGAATAAAATGTGCGTCTATTATCCAAAATAAAAATCTTGGTTTATGTTATATAATGTGGAACTTACTTGAGGATTTAAAATATGGAAAAATGAGAGAAAAGATTGTTGTATGTTTTCTTAATAAAGATATTTTTAAAGACGATAGATTAAGATTATATGAGAATCAGAGGAAACAAGTTGATTTCAGAAATGAAGAAATAGTTGGAGAATTAAAGTCAAGGACCAATAAACATGACGCATATCCAACAACATTTTTTGGATATAATAAGATAAAATATTTAATCGAAGAAGACGATAAAAGAGTTTGGAAGTTTTATTTCCTTTTTACAAATGGATTGTATGTGTGGACTTATAATAAAGACCAATACGAGGTGAGGGATTATGAACACAAAGAGAGAGGAATGATTCCTCAAGTATATGTTGACATTAAATATCTTGAGAAGATATCCTCAAATATAACAAGTAAATCTTGGCTCCCCGCTGATTGGGAAGAGTTTGTTAATTAAAAGTCAATATAAATTTACCTTCTTTTGATATTAAACCATAATATGTTTTAACTTTTTTATTTTTCTTTTTTTCCAATTGTCTTTTCATTTTATTAGAAATGACAGGTGTTATTTTTTCTTTTAGATTAGGATCTTGATTTAATAAACCAATCGCTCGGCGTACAGAAGGAATGTCTCCGTGGATAGAGATATCTTTTGTTGGAATATATATTTCCTCATAGCTATTAAATATCGAGCAATCAAGATTAAATCCATTATTGCAATAAACAATTATCTCTTTACAGAATCTCATAATCTTTTGCTTTTGTTTGACAGATAATATTTTATCGGGATTTTTCTTCTGTAAATATTCTTTTAATTCAGATATATTTTTAATCATATATATTTCATTATCTTCCGGAACCTCTGACATGTTTCCCAATTCACTCCACAACATAATTGACAATCTTAACTTATCAAGATTATTTGCATTTGGAATGTCAATCCCAAATGTGGATATTATCTCAAGTAAATCTCCTTTAGAAAATGTTTTGTTAATCATTATATATAATTAATATATTTTAAATATTATAAATAACCCAATGCCTCCCAAGAAGAAAGTCCCTGAAGGTGAATTGACTTCAGCAGAATTGCGGAAATTAATTCGAGCTCATAACAAGTTAACCAAAATAACAATTCCAAAAGGTACAGACAGAGAAGGAATTATTAAAATAATTGAGAGTAATGGGTATAAGGTAAATCACCCAAAGAAAAGACTTGACGCTGAAGTCAAGAGAGGAAAGCAAATTTCATTAAAGAAGGCTGACGAGATATTGCCTAAACCAAAGACCAAAGAACAAAAGGCAGTTGAGAAGAAGGCAAGAGATATGAAAAAGAAAGAAGACAGGGATAAGATAAAAGCAGAAGGCGTCAAACAAGGAGCTGCTATTCAGAGGATTATCGACAGAAAACAATTTAAGAAAAACTCTATAAATAAGAATAAGAAAGAAGAAATGCCGACCCCCAAAAAGGAAGATATTAAATCACAGATTCGAGCTGAATTGATTAAGATAATAAAGAAATATAAAAACGAAGACGGAAGTAAAAAAAATAATAAATATGATAAAGAAGGAAATAATCCAATTATAAATAATCCGTCAGCGTTAAAAATAATGAAGAGGGGTGATAAATTTAAAATAATCACAGAAATAAAGACAAAAGAACTCCTTATGGATTTTTATAATAAAGAAATAAAAAAGATACCAGTTCTAAAAAACAATCTCATTTTATCCTCGTCGAATTATGACAAAGGGAAAAAAATTAAACCTATTTTATTCCCCGCTTCGTAGGAAAACACATATATCCATTAGACTCGTCATTGCCAATAATCCTTAATCTCATTAAAGCTGTGAGAGAATTTAAGAACATAATATGGTCTTGTCGATAGATCGGTTTTTTTTTTAGTTTCCGATTATAAATTGCATTGCAAAACTGGAGATATGTTTTGATTTGGATTCGAATAGGTATACCTTTGCTTTTATAAATTAAATCTTCTCCTTGATTTAAATATTTATCATGTGTTTTAAATTTAGATAATGGATAAGAACTAATTAATAATCCTTTATAATAAAAACACATTGAGCCTTCACTTCCCTGATATATCATTCTCTATAATTAATGATATATATTAATATTATCCCTTTAAATCTAAATAAATGACACTTATAGCCTTAAAATAGGGTCTAAAACAAGGTTTATTCCCCTTTTTAAGTATTTAAAGAAATAAAATTATAATTTTATTTCTCTTTTAAGTGATTTTAGTGGTTATTTAATGAATATAATAGGTAAAATGTAAGATTATATCTATATTTAATGAATATAATAGGTAAAATGTGAGATTAAGCAAGAATACAGTGTCCTTCACATGTCTTCTTAACTTTAATATCTTCAGGAACTATGTCGTCCATAGAACAATCACTTTCAGATTCTGATTCCTCCTCTGAACTATAATCGGGATCAATTGATTTCTCAAATTCTTCCTCGATATGTCTAATAACATTTAATAAGTCTATCTCTCCTCTTTTTGCAAGGAAGGATTTAATTTCAGCCAAATCGTGTTCGTTATTCATTTATATTATACTTTAGATAAAAAATATAATAAATTAACCCCACCTCAAAAATTATATCAATATAAATTAAATGTTTGATTTTCATATATATTAACCTTTATTTTTTTTTAGGTTGGCTTGCCGCCATTACTTGAGCCGCTATATCCAATCGATTCGTTGTGTTCTTTGATATCTTATATATAACAGCAGAATCTTCGTTGACACTTGCAAAGGATTGGTTTGGATCATGAATGCTGGTTGTGATACTTGTTATTTTCTTTTTCTTTGTTATTGTGAAAACATAGTCGCTTTCAGAACTGAATATGAAATCATTCCCTGAATATTGTTTGTCAGCCACAGCAACAACCGGAAGCTTTGCTTCATTGTCTTCGCCTCCTAAATAATGAGGCTTATCGATAATATCGGACCTTATACAATAATATGGTTTGAGCATTTTCCTTGGAAGGTTGGGAGCTGTCAATCCTATTGATACAGTTCCTTGAGATATTGGTGGGGTGTACTGAAGCCGCCTTGTTCTTCCGTCGTCTGTTGTATCTGAACCAACCATTGAGGGAGTTGGAAGTTGTGTTGTGAAATATACGGCACCGAATTGATTGACAATAAAATCTCTTGTATCTGAAGAAACAATGTCGGAGTTTGTTGTTGGAATACTTAATTTTTCTTTATTAAAATTATCAACTCTTTGCAATCTGTTATTTGTTGGGCTTCCGTTCGCCTGTAAAGAATCATAGGTCCAACCCAACAATCCCCACAGAGAATTTGGGAATTGTTCTTTAGTATATCCAAAATCATTTATAAATATTCCAGTCGGTGAATCTATAATTGACCAAGGTGTGATATTTCTATTCATATCAGATATCTTCCTCGCTGTATCTTTGGGATTTGCTGTTGGGTCAGGATATGGTCCACCTGTACCCGAAGCATTTGGTGCGGGGAAAGCATATTTAGTGATAAAGCTTCTGTCATATGGTCTCATGTCAGGTGAATATACATATTCATTTATTCTCTTATTAATTTTATAAACAACACGATTCGCATTTGTTGTGTTATCGAGCGGGAAGGCATAAGCTCCAGTTGGTGGATCTCCAGTTCCTGCAATTGTTCCCGTGTCTCCGGCTCCATAATCTGTTTGACCTGTGAGTTCGGGTGTGTGTAAATCTTTAAAGAAGAATCTTGACTCTTCAGTATCATATCCAAATCGTGGGTTATTGGCTCCAACATAATTTTGTCTCAAGTTCTGTCCTGTTATCTGAAAAGGAGAAACAAATTCAGGAGGGTCTTCCTGAATCTTTTTGTTTTTATTTCCTATCCCCCAAATATTTGCTTGCCCGAAATCATACTCCAATCGACCATTAAATCCTATCATATAGGCTGAACCATAAGCATTAAAACTCAAATCAAACCCAAGTGTTCTGTAAATTACCAATTTATCAACCCCGCTATGTGTGAATAGTTTCGCATTAATTCCTCCAATCAATTCAGGGTGAAGCGTGATAAAATATTCTTTAGCACCTCCGACAAGAGTCACTTCTCTCTTTGTTGCGAATCCATATGACAAATCACTTGTGCTTGAGCCGTCTGTTTCTTTATCTGCGTTTTCAGGTTGATATTTAAAAAACAGAGGAAGACTTTGTTCTGTTTGTGCTGGTGCTGTTTCTGTGAACATATTATCCCCACCAATAACAAGATTAAATTGAGCAACATTCCTATTCGACATATGAAGGAATCTCATATTGTCCACTGAATTTTTAGTTCCATTAAAAAAGGGCTGTATTTCTTGGGCATTAAAATTGCTAAATAATTCAGGATATAATCCTTGAGCTTTAAACAATGGAGCAAATAAAGAAGCATTCTCCCAAGGAATCTCCGTCTCAATGGTTGCCGTCGTTCTATCTGCTTCCAAAACTTCATTAAATAGATTCCACCCAATATTCGTGTTAGCTGTTTTATTTACATTCTGACCAGCTTCTCTTATCTCGGGTCTTTTACAATAAACATTATAAAAGTTTGATTTATAGTCAAAAAAATGTTGAGAATTAGCACCAACCGAACTTTGAGACCTCCTCGCATATTCCCTCCAACGGTCCTTATCGATTGTCCCTGTTGAGGCACATAAAAAAGGTTTAAATGTTGGAGTTTCATAAGTTATAGTTAAATCATGAATAACACCGTCAATCTTCTCTTGGAATATTTTGGGAGGCTCTGCATTTTTTAAGATACTTGTTATTTCTTCTCCAATGTTTTCAGGTGAATTAAATCCCGCATTAACTTTAATATCGACTTTATTTCTATAAATTTTATATTTATAATGTGACGCCTTTTCTCCATTTGGAACCGCAATGTTTGTTGTGGTTCCGTCTTCATTAAATCTCGTATGTCTCAAATTAAATGTTTGATCTACTGCTCTCATTAATGTGAATCTTTGACCGTCATTCTTTAATCTGAAGAATCCGGTTGTTGAGTCATTAGCTTCAGAGGTGTCAATGTACATATAATCGTCCGAGACAAATTGGTCGTCTATTTGCTCAAACCATGCTCTTCCGTTTGTTATACTATCATTTTTTAACCAATTATCAGCATAATATTTAATATCGTTTGCCCCAGTTAAAGCAGAATTAGGTTCCGAAAATCCAAATCTTCTTGGAAGGAACATATAACCGGAATCTCCATTGGCTGACAAATAATATTCACAAGTGATTTTTGTCTCATTATCTGAAGGAATAAATGTTTCCGGAAACTCTGTTGACTTTAAATCTTGGAATCCAGTTATCAAAGGAGCTGCTGTTTGACTTAAACTTGTTGGAAATTTATTATCTTCTTTTATATAAGTTATAGTTTTCTCTGATTGCAATGCTTTCCCTTTTAGTTCGATTGTGTCTTGTCCTGCTCCTATTTCTGATATATAAGCTCCTTGTACAGCGACTCTGTCCCCAACCTCTAATTCTATCCCTTCACCCAATTCATTCGTAAAAAGTGCGGGATTTGTATTATTTCCCGACCTCGCCTGAACTGAATGCTGTCGGTTGCAGTCTATTATCTGAAGATCAACATATGAATTGGTTGGTGGTGTTTCCATTATATTTATTTTTATATATTTTAATATAGCTATATATATATATATATATATATTCATCTATATATATGATTATACATAAATAGAACACAAGATCAGCACATACATAAATATACACGCACACATCTAGGTAGCACGATGTACAAACAAACATAATGTACCGCAA